CGTGTATTAAAATCTAGATACACAGGCGATGTAGGATTAGCTAGTTCATTAGTCTATGATAAAGATACAGGTAGATTATCAGAGGAAGATATATCAGAATTTGAGGTAGAGGAAGATGCAATTAGTATTTGATATAGAAACAGACGGATTAAATCCTACAGTCATATGGTGTATTGTAGCCATAGATGATAAGGGTAAATTTTATAATTATCCTGAAGATAAAATTGATGAAGGAATAGAATTATTAAAAAATGCAGACAAAATTATTGGACACAATATTATAGGATTTGATATACCTGTAATTAAAAAATTAAAAGGTGTAGATTTATACAGTTCTGATAAAGTTGTAGATACTTTAGTTTTATCCAGATTATTTAATCCTAATAGAGAAGGAGGACATAGCATAGCTAAGTGGGGATATAAGTTGGGTCTACCTAAAAAAGAATCTCCTGAATGGGATTCGTACAACGAGGATATGCTATCTTATTGTCAGCGAGATGTAAATATAAACTTTAAATTATTTAATTATTTAAAAAAAGAATCTATAGGTTTTTCAAAAGAATCAATAAAATTAGAACACAAAGTTACACATTTATTACAAGAACAAAAACAAAATGGATTTTTATTTGATGATGAAAAAGCAATGTTACTTACATCTGAATTAAGTTCTAAATTAAAAGAGACAGAAGACAAAGTACACGAAACATTTAAACCAATATGGATAGATGATAAATTAATTACACCTAAATTAAAAAAAGACGGTAAACTTTCTAAACAGGGATTGACAGAACAAGAATATACAGATATAATAGAGGGTAGACTTGAGCAAAAACCTTTCATGAGAAAGACTCTTCAAGAGTTTAATCTAGGCTCAAGAAAACAAATAGGTCAAAGATTACAAGAGCTTGGTTGGAAGCCAAATAAATTTACTCCAACCGGTCAAGCTATAGTAGATGAGACCACACTCAAAAAGATTACACATATAAAAGAAGCTCAACTTATAGCAGACTTTTTATTGTATCAAAAAAGATTAGCACAAGTACATTCTTGGATAGAATCAGTAGACAAAAAAGATAATAGAGTTCATGGTTCTGTAATTTCTACCGGTGCTATTACAGGTAGAATGGCACACAGAAGTCCTAACATGGCTCAAGTACCTGCTGTCTACAGTCCTTATGGTAAAGAATGTAGAGATTGTTGGACTACACCAGAAGGATATAAACTTGTAGGTATAGATGCAAGTGGTTTAGAATTAAGAATGTTAGCACACTATATGGCTGACGAGGAGTATATAAATGAAATTATTAACGGAGACATTCATACAGCTAACCAAAGATTTGCTGGACTTAAATCAAGAGATGAGGCGAAAACTTTCATCTATGCACTCGTTTACGGAGCTGGAGATGAAAAGATTGGAAGAATCATTAAAGGAAGCAGGAATGCAGGTAAACAATTGCGAGAACGCTTTCTTGCTAGTCTACCAACACTTAGAACTCTTAAACAACGAGTTGATAGAGCTTCGCAAAAGAAATATTTAAAAGGTTTAGACGGAAGAAAAATATTAATCAGACATAGACACGCTGCACTTAATAGTTTATTACAAGGTGGTGGTGCTATTGTTATGAAAAAAGCATTAGAGTTATTAGATTTAGACTTGAAACTAAATACTATTGATGCTAAAATAGTTGCCAACATTCACGATGAATGGCAAATAGAAGTTAAAGAATCACAAGCAGATTATGTAGGTAGAGCAGGAGTTCAAGCTATTAAAGATGCAGGTAATTTTTATAAAATGAGATGTCCTTTGGACGGAGAATACAAAATAGGAGACAGTTGGTATGAAACCCATTAAAAAAGATATGAAAAAATTTGACATTGATTTACAATATGGTCAGATAAGAGAAGATAAAATAGCAGAAATGTTTACTGATAAAAAAATAGAAGTAAAATCTGAAAGAGGTATGTGGATGAAAACAGGTAACATATGTATTGAATATCAATCATATGGTAAACCTTCAGGTATAGCAGTTACAGAAGCTGATTACTGGTTTCATAATCTTTGTATTGGCGATGATATATTCTGTACATTTATATTTGATGTACCAAAATTAAAACAGTTAATAGAAAAGTTAGACTTTAAAAAGTCTGTTAGTGGTGGAGACCACAACGCAAGTAGAATGTGGTTAGTAAGTATACAAAAACTATTTACATCAGATGTTTACAAAACATTTGAGGATTTAAAAGATGAGTAATTATAAATCAGAAGCAGGTCATTGGTATGACCATAACGGAGAACCTATGTATACCATTATAGGTGCTAATGGTAAAGAAAGAAATACAACTCTTCGTGATGCTAAAAAAGAAAGGTTAGTACCTTCTGTTACTACGATTATAGGTATAGCAGCAAAGCCTTCATTAGAAAACTGGAAGATTACACAAGCTTTAGAAGCTTCTCTAAATGTAGATAACGATGACCCAGATTATATAAACAAGTGTAAGAATGCAGGTAGAGAAGTAGGAATGAATGCTGCAAAACAAGGTACAAAAATACATGCACAAATAGAAAAAGGATTTTTAGGTGGAGCTAAAACAAAACCTTACAAAGTTATTAAGTCTTGGTTAGATGCAAACTATCCTAATGAAGAATGGATAGCAGAAGATTCTTTTTGTGCTAACGAAGGATATGGTGGTAAGATAGATTTATATTCTAAGTCTGGTATATTTATAGACTTTAAAACTAAAGACAATCTAAAAGGAAAAGACTCTGCTCGTTTAGTATATGATGAACATGGTATGCAACTATCAGCTTATGCACAAGGTTGTAATGTAGAAGACCCTGAAAGGATATCTATCTTTGTTGATAGAGCAGATACAGAGTTAGTTTTAACTCATGTATGGGACAAAGAAACTCATTATAAACACAAAGAAATGTTTAACAGTTTACTAAATTATTGGAAGCTTGTTAAAAATTATGACTCTACAGTATTATGAATGGAAAAAAAGCAAAACAACTTAGAAAAAAATCTAAAGAATTAGTTATTGAATGGTTAAAAACTATGTTAATAGATGAAGAAAAGAAAAAACTATCAATGGATAATTTTGAAAAATATTTACCAGAACAAACCCATGTGTATATGAATAAAAGAATTATGGTTTCTTCTTACACACCTAAATGGTATATGAAGAAATTAAAAAAGGAGTATTATAAAAAATGAAATACAAATTTAATGAAGATAATATCATACCACAAATACAAAGATATGTAGATAAAACTTATGAGAAACATTATGCTTATGGAGATTATCAAGCAACAGATGTTATATTTGATAACGGACATGGAGAAGGATTTTGTATTGGTAATATTATAAAATATGCAATGAGGTATGGAAAAAAGAAAGGATATAACCAAGCAGACTTGCTAAAAATAATTCATTATGCTATAATGGCTATACATTTACAGGATATTCAAAATGATTGAAGATAAAATAGGAACTAAGCCTTACTTAGGAATTGAAATAGACTATGATAAAGAAAAAGAGTTTGATAAATTTAGTCTAGATACACTCAGAGATAGATACTTCTGGGAAGGAGAAACACATGCACAAGAAGCGTTCGCAAGAGCCTCGGTTTTCGGGGCTACTTACAAAGGGGAGACAGATTTTGAACTGGCTCAAAGACTTTACAACTACAGTTCCTCTCGTTGGTTCATGTTTAGCACTCCTATTCTTAGTAACGGGGGAACGAGTCGTGGGTTACCTATCTCTTGTTTCCTTAATTATGTTCCTGACAGTCGCCACGGTTTATCTAATCACTACGATGAAAACATTTGGTTGGCAAGTTCAGGTGGAGGCATTGGTGGATATTGGGGCGATATTAGGAGCAACGGTATTTCTACTGCTCATGGCAGTCGTTCTACTGGTTCAATTCCATTCATGCATGTGGTAGATTCTCAAATGTTAGCCTTCAATCAAGGCACAACTAGAAGAGGTTCTTATGCTGCATATATGGATGTAAGTCATCCAGAGATTGAAGAGTTTATAAACATGCGTAAAGAATCTGGTGGAGATATAAATCGTAAATGTCTTAACTTACACAATGGTATTAATATAACAGATGCATTTTTAGAAGCTGTAAAAAACAATGACCATTGGAGATTGATTGACCCTAAAACTAATGAAGCTGTAAAAGTTATAAATGCTAGGGATTTATGGTGGCAAATTATACATGCTAGAGCAGAGACAGGTGAACCCTATATGATTAATATAGATACTTGTAATAAACATTTACCAAAAGAACAAAAAGATTTAGGTCTAAAAATTAGACAGAGTAATTTATGTTCTGAAATTACTTTACCTACAGACGAAGAAAGAACAGCAGTATGTTGTTTGTCTTCAGTTAATTTAGAACACTTTGATAAATGGTCTAAAGATGAAAACTTTATATCAGATTTAATTACAATGCTTGATAATGTTATAGAGCATTACATTGAAAACGCAGTAGATACATCACAATTAGGAGGATATAGTGCAAATTTTAAACGATTCCAAAATTACCC